GGGCGAGGAGCCCGTCATCGAGTGGCCCGACTTCAATAAGCTCAAGGTCCGGTGGGGCCAAAGCCAGAGCCGAGTAGACCTCCCACTCGTCGGTGGGCCAATCTGACATATATTTTCTTGACTTGTGCGCCAATGTGGCTCATAAGGTCTGCAAATGGCTCTGCAGAGCTACGAAGACGCTGCGTCCGCTGCTAAGGACGGCACCAAGGGCCCAGACACCGCCCTACCCGCCTACCGCTACGCCAAAACCCTCATAACGGCCGCAAAAGGCGCCATCGAGGGCCGAACCAAGAACTTCAAGCAACTCTGGGACCGATACCAGGGCCGCTACAACTGGACATCCCCAACCTCGGGCGGAGCGAGGCAACTGGCCTCCTGGTGCTTCCAGGGCGTCGTCAACTGGACGTTCGCCGCAATCAATACCAAGGCGTCCATGATTCTGGGCGCCCCGACCGACATCTACGTCGATGCCCTGGACGACAAGTCCACCTACTACGACCGGCTGCTCGTCAAGTCCGGCATGCAACATCTACTCAAGAGTGTCCGGTTCGATGACCTGAGACGAGACGCCTACATGGCGGGCTCCGTCACCGGAGTCGGTATCTCCATGTGGCAGTACCGCGCCGACCCCATCACCGGAGAGTGGAAGCTCGTTGGAGTCCCCATCCGGTCCGACGAGTTCTTCCCAGATCCCTCCGTAGACTCCCCGAACCATCCCGACTGCCGGTTCGTTGTCTGGTCTACCGACATGCAGATGAGCCGAGTGAGGGAAATCTTCCTCGGCAAGTCGAAGGACGTAAGGGCCGACCTATCGACGGTTCAGGAACCCGGCTCTATGGCCTACACCGTCCCCGGCGACTCCAACTTGATCGAGGGGCACGGGCAGATCTTGGACCCGCAGAAGGGGAGCGCCGCGACCCGTAAGGCGAAGGTCAACTTCGTCTGGGTCAAAGACGAGTCCATGATCGAGGAATTGAGAGAGGTCATGGTCACGGAGGCGGAACCGGGCCTCTTCTGCCCCGACTGCGCCCAGACGTTCTCGATGGACGCCGTGGAATCAGATATGTGCCCGACGTGCGGGAACCCGATGGAGAACGTCACCATACCGCCGAAGATGAGGTCCGACATTACTATCCGCCGGGCCTACCCCTACGGGCGGCTCATCGTCACCTCGGGAGACACGCTCCTCTTCGACGGCCAGAACCCGTGCCACCTAGAAGGCTGCTTCCCGTTCGCCATCTACCACCACTACCGCATCCCGGGCGAATACCTGGGAGCGAACGATACGGAACTGCTCGACTCCCTACAGGATGCCCAGAACCGGACCGTCGGGCAGATCATAGACTCGACACGGCTCAGCTTGAACGGGGTGTTCATCTACCCCGTGAGTTGCAAGAGCTTTACCGCCATGGGTGTCACGCCCGCAGAGAGGCACCCGTGCCCCGACAACCTTCCGTGGCAGCCCCATTTCGTATCACCGGACAGCACGAATCTCGGCCTTGCTCAACTGGCCCTGGGTGCGATCAAGGAACAGTTCATTGTCGTATCTGGTCTCGGCGGCCCGTCTCTCAGTGAGGTTTCGAGCCCTCCGATCAGCGCCACGGAGGCGGAGATTGCAGACACTCGCCTCTCGGACCGGATGAAGCAGCACGCTCGGGAGTTCGCCACCTACTGCTCCGACTTCTCCGAGATCGGCCGTCAACTCGCCGTCCAGTTCTACGGAGAGGCGGAAATGAACGTCCCGGTGACCATGCCCGACTCAACGGTCAAGGACGTACAGATCGAGTGGGCCAACTTGCCGAACGTCCGCGTGAAGGTTTCGATCAGCCAGCAGGATTCCATCAAGGACAAGCAAGTGGGCCAGAACATCACCATGGCGATGCAGAGCGGCATCTTGGATTCGCCCTACGCGAAGCTCTACCTGGAACTCGTCGGCGCGTCTCCGAACCAGATCAAGGAAGTGATGGACAACAAGGCCTTGGAAAGCGAAATAAGGGAAATGGCCACAGGAGTTGGCCCGGCCCCGCTACCCATTACTGGAGGACAAGAAGGTGTGCCCAATGAACAAGCCGCCTGACGGCTACAGTTGTGACGTGATCGGATTCAACAATGTTCCAAGCACGGCGAGCGACAAGATGCCGGTGCCAACGAACAAGGCCTCGACACCGCTGGCGGACGCCGTGGCCCAGACCTCGAACACGACTCGGCTTCCCGTGCCGGGACCGATGAAGGGAGCCTAACGTGGCCGTAGAAAAGCCGCTCGTCGCAACAAGCATGGAGCCCTTCGGTAGCGCCTTCCCGCAGACCGACGCCTTCTCCACAGAGGGCGGAGTGTTCAAGATCGACGCGCCGGGCGCTATCGAAACGCCGTGCGAGATGGTTTCCATCGCATCGACGAAGGAAGACATGCCGAAGATGTCCCGAGCCTGGGACGCGGGAGTTCTCGATTTGCCCAACGATACTGCTAACGCTCCATACTAAGGGGGTACGCTGTGCCGCTCGACGATCCAACCGATCCACAAGCAGAAGAGGCTCCACCCGAACCGCAGGCCCCGGCCCCTGAGCCGGCCGCTCCACAGTACGATCTAGAGTCGGCCTACAACGTCATCTCCCAGCATGAAGGCTGGGACCCAAGATTGGCGAAGTACGAGTTCTCAGAGCAAAGACGCCGGAGAGAGGAACTGGACCGGCGGGAGAAGGAACTGCAAGCGCGGGAGTCTAGGCGCTTCGAGCCCGCAGAAGATACGAACGATCCTTACATGCGCCGCATCTCCAATATCGAGCGGGTACTCATGGAGGATCTGGAGGACAAGCGGCGCACTCGGGAGCGGCAGGAAACCGAGAAGCGTATCGAGAACGAGCTATCCTCCGGCTACATGCAGATGGCGAGGCAGAGCGGATTGACTCAAGAGCAGATGGAGCAGAAGTCCCGAGACTTTTACGGTGCCCTGGCGGACCTCTACCCCGAGTACGACATCATCCAGAGGGTCGGAGTGGACCGCGCCATCCGAGCGGCCTTTGAGCGCGTGTCTCGCAGTAACGGACAAAGCAGGGCCATGCCCGGAGTCCAGGGCCGAGGCCCGACGGCAACACGAACCATTCCAGGCTCTCCGCAGCCCTACCAGAGCGCGGGGAACCCACTGCCCCCCGAGGAGAATCTTTCAGCGGAACAACTCGAAGGGGAAACAGACGACCAATACCGAGCGAGGCTGGAGCGCATTATCAACGGGGCCAATCTGAAACGGCTCCCAGACGGTATTCGCACCATGTCCCGCTAGAGGGAGTACCACTTAAGTGGCTATCGTCTATACGACTCAAACCACCGCCGTAAAGGCTCTACCGGAGCTTTGGGCGGCTCAGCCCGAGTACGCAGTCAACAACCAACTGGGCTTTGTTCGCTCCTGCTACGACACGGGCGAGCAGTACTTTGGCCCAGGCTACAAGATTCACATTCCGATCATCGACGTGATCGCTGCTACCTCGCTCGGCGCGGCCATGGCGGCCCCCATTGCCGACGCGGTTGCGGGCACGCCGACGGAAGGCAACACGAGCGGCTACACGCCCACGGTGATCTACGCGGCCGTCTTCTTCCTCGAAGACGTGTCGCAGACGATTGCCTACGGGGACATCAAGACCTACACCCCGGCGCTCTCCCAGGCCCTCTACAAGCAGATTGACGTGGACGGCCTCAGTCAGTTCGCGGGCCTCACGCACTCGCAGACGGACGCTGGTGACTTCACGGCGGCGAACTTCCACGCCCTCGTGTCGAAGATCATCAACGGTGGCGGAGACAAGGTCCAGATGGGGCAGTTGGACGCCTGGTATCACCCGCTCAAGTGGGACTCGGTCATGTCCGTTGCCGACTTCTACAGCGCGGCTGTTCGCGGTGAGGACAACTCCCCGGCGAAGACCGGAACCGTCGGCATGGCGTTCGGCGTGAACTTCAACTTCACGGCCAACGTCCAGACATCGACCACGCTCCGGAACGTCATCGTCGGCAAGAAGGCTCTTGCTCTTGTTCGGAAGAACCGTCCCAAGATCGAGATGGAGAGAAGCGACCTCGTTACCAAGGTGGTCGCCTCTACCATGTACAAGTTCGCGCCGCTGCATCCTGCCACGGGCGGCCAGCACATCATCACGACACTCACGTAGGAGGTAATGGTGGAAACGGGGCCGAAAGACACGATGAAGTTCGATCCACACCGGACTAGTCACACGTCTCCGGCCCCGCAATACACCTATATCGACGTACCGCTTCATGGGCGAATGATGGTGAACAGCGACACGAAGGAGATCATCCCCATTCCGGGTGCTCCTCCGTTGCCCGCAGTTCCCATCCAGTTGCCCCAGGCGCTCATGGACGTTCCGCAGCCGAAAGTTCGCACCTGCGGCCCGCCGGGAGAAAAGTACGGGGCCGGTTGCACCTGTGCCCAGCGCGGCGGGTGCGCGATCTACAACCAGTTCGGCCGCATCGGGCCGAAGAATCTCATCATCGAGAAGTGGGGCCGAGTGGACTCGGTTCCGTGCCATCTCTACTACGTCGGGCTCACCGCTTCGGGAAGGCCCGCACACGGGGCCGGGTACTCACTCGACGGCTGGAGGGTACTGACGGACCGGACCGCAGTAGAGCGCACTTCGTCCTCGACCGTGAACGGGCAGAAGATCAGCACAACCTTCATGCAAGAGGTTGATAACCTACCGCCCTACTACGACCACTTGAAGAAGAACGGGTCAGAGCCCAAGAAGAAGATGGGAAGGCCCAAGGGGTCGAAGAACAAGGAGAAGGTGGTCGTTGGCGACTCCTACTGAAACCCTAGAGCCTCGGGTCACGAAGACCGAGGTGATCTCCAACGACAAGCACGGGACCCTGGAGAAGGTCTACTTCGCCAAGGAGGCTAGGACCGTCAAGAACGATGACGGCACCCAGTACACCAAACTGGTCGAGCCGTGGGAGATCCGGGCCAAGGGAGTCAAGAAGGTCAAGGAACTGAGGGGCGCGTTCAAGGAGTCTGCGCCCCAGATGTTCCACGAGAACTGGAAGGAGTGGAAGAGGATCGGTGAGGAGACCATCACGAAGCCCGACGGGTCTACGGATGTGGTCCGAGCCGACCAGTTGCAGAACTACCGGGAGATGCCCGGCTTCTGTGTCCACGCGACAAAGGCCAGCTTCGTGGTCGATGTGCCGTGGGAAGGGTCCATGAAGCGGAGAGGGCTGACGTATTCCAAGACAATCTACCGAGACGGTGTAGCGACCGTCGTGGAGGAGAGATAAGTTGGCGAACACGAAGATCAAAGAGATCAACATCGGGAACGGGCACATTCACATCTTTGAGACGACAAGCGCGGCCACGACGGAGACGCTGCAGCTTCCGCCGGGCAAGGCCATCGCCATCCCGCTCTACGTTGGGTACGTCGGAGGGACGCCCACGACGCCCACGTTCAGCTACGTCCGCTCCACGGGAGTCCTGTCGGTGATTACGCTCACATCGACGAACAACATCATGTTCGCGGTCCTCACGGACTGACGCCGATGAAAAGGGTCATTCTAGCGGCGATTGTTGCGGGCTTCCTGCTCTCTGGAGCGCAGCCTCGGGCGCAAACCTCCGACTTCTACACGAAGGTCATCTCGGGGACTGCGGACCTCATCATCGACAGCACTCAGACCGCCGCGTTCATGGACGGGAAGCGGATGTACATCAACAACATCTACTTCTGGTACGACAACGCGGCGAACACGAACGCCCTTGTGGTGGATGTGTGCCGGGGCCGGGTCAACATGGCTACCGGAGCCGCAAAGGAGTTCAAGTACACGGCCCCCATGGTCACAAGCGGCATCGTAGGGGCGAATTTGCCGATCAACATCACCACGGGCCGTGACTCGACCATCTACTTCGTCATTTCGGGGACGGCCTCGGACTCTCTCTACCTGGCGGTAAGCTATAAACTGGTGAACTAGCCGTGGCCTATAGCCGAAGCGAGGCGGCCCAAGTCGCGGACATCCTTCACCGCACCATTCGCGTCGATCAGAAGATGGAACGGGTCGCGGCGGACAACGCTATCCCCATCGACGAGAATGATGACCTGGCGATCACGGGCCCGGCTCAGGTGGCCTCCTACATCGCCAACCTGAGGGCGAAGCGGGACGCGGCCATCGCTCAAATTAAGCCCATCGTTGCGGCGTGGTAGACCTTGCAATACTGGTGGCCCTTCTAGTGGGCATATTCCAACCGGGCGGCGCGGGGACTACGATCCGGCTGCACGACGACACGGACGGGACGAACCACGCCGCTGCTCCAGGCCCTCACACGTTCGCGGAAATCGCCGCTGCCTTCCCGGCCGACTTTACCGCGCTCGGCACCAACGAGCCGTCCTACCGGGGCCTAGTCTCCGTACAGATCGGAGACTCCACCATCGGCTCCCAGACAACGACTCTTGCCGACACCAACAAGACGGTCATCTGGGACGCCACGAGGACGCTCACCAACGCGACGACGAACCTCGCGTCTTGGTTCCTCAACCTGGGTACCAAGGTGGGCACCGGGAACAGGGCGTCGGGTAAAGACGGCTGCACTCTCGTATTCGGTGCCGCAACGACCTTGAACGAGAACCTGGCCCTCTACGGGTGTACGCTCAAGTCCCGCACGGGGGCAGTAACGTTTGGTGGCGTCAGCGGCCCGACCAGGGAAATAGTCGATTGCATCATCCAGAGCGCCGCAGCGGGCACGACCCCAATCCTGACCGGCATCGATCCGCTCACCAACGCCTACAACGTGGACATCTCCCACGTCACCACGGCCCAGGTCTGCGGAAACTTCAACTTCACCGCCGCAGAACGGATCACCATATCCGCCGCCGCTCCGTCGTCCTTCGTTTTCGCGGGGGCCCCAAGTCAGTCTTGGAAAGATATCGTGTTCTTCGGCTCCCCAACCCAGTCCGATCTCAGGTGGAGCGTGTCGGGAGCTACAAACTGGAAGATCATCAGGCCCACGTACAGCAACAGCGGGAACCCGAAATTCTCGTCTGGTGTCATCACCATCACCCCTGCGAACGGGTGCCAAGAGTTCTGGGGCTACAACGCCAAGGTCATTGACCGTAACGGCCTAGGAATCGCCAATATCCCGGTAAAGCTTACCGACACCCTGGGCAACGTCCTGGTAGACGCATTGACCGACGCCACGGGGCAAATCAGCTTCGGCTCCGGCATCACCGCCGACTTCGTGCCCGTCGTGGACCACTACACCACGGCAGGCGTCTACGCCATTCGGCACCGTAGCCCCTTCCTCAGCGAGATCAATACCGGGGTCAACCGGAACACCAACTACCAGTCGCGCACCTTCACCTGGTTCTGGCACGGGTACTCGACCTACACGACTACGGCGGGCTCCTTCGCGGACGTTAACGACGTTGTGCCCATCGAGGACGGTTCCGGGGCCGGTAGCGTGTGGGTGGAGCTAACCCTGTGACGCCTGCGACCCCTTGGGTTCAACTCAGCGCGACGGCCTCGGGCTGGACGAACGGAACGCCGGAGAACGACGGCTCCGAGGACTTCTTCATCGACTTCCTGTTTGAGGGCACCGGCTTCTTCGCGGCCATGCCTGCGAGCTACACCGAACTCAGCGTTGCGGCAGCCAGCTTCACGGAGTTGAGCGTCGCGGCATCCACCTATACCGAGTTGACACTCTGATGCCATTCTCCGGGACCGTTGCGATAAGGGCGATGAAGGCTGGTGATTACCAGGCCGTCATATTCGCTGGCACTCAGGCTGGCTACGACGCTGCCGTGGCCTACTGCGGCAGCAGCGGCATCGTGGTGTTGGGGCCGAACATCAGCGGGATCACTCTGGGAACGCCTCCTACCGGCGTGACCGTATGGGTCCAGGGCGGTACAGACGCGATCAGGATTGTGAGCGGGAGTCTGAATCTCCGCGAGGCTGTTGTTGGCGGGAACGGAGCCACGGACCCGACACTGTTCTCCGAAAAGACACTCGACCTGTCTACGGCTATCAGCGGCCAAGCTGCCAAGAGCGTGGATATCAAGACGCGGTTCTCTAACACTACGGCCTTCACGAATCTATCCCTGAATGGGATGCACGTCATAAATCAATATGGCGTGGGTGGGTCCGGTGGAGGAGATGTAGCCACAGGTCTCGCATTGGCTGGCTATAGCGAACATCGAGGCAATTCGGCCATAACAGGGTCCCTATACGGCGGCGAGTTCGTAAGCACGATGTATAACACGGGTAGCGCCGTGAACCTGTTTGGCTCCCTCAACACCGCCCAAGTGACCAGCGGATCTACATCTACAGTAACGGCACTTCGCGGGATGCAAGCCTTGGCGAGAGTGGCTGGGTCTGGCAATGGGACGGTGAGCGAAGCCGTTGCGGTAGAGGGTATCGCAGGGATGCAAAATACTGCGGCAGGCACGATCACCAATGCCATCGCTGGTCGGTTTGGAACCGTGAAGGACGGTGGCGTGAGCGGCACGATCACGAACGCTACTGCAATCTACGTTACGGGCCCGACGCATGGTGGTACCAATAACTTCGGAGTCAGGATTGCGAGCGCCCCTTCCGGAGGGTCTAACCTCAACCAATCTCTGCGCGTAGATGCTGGAGATTCTTTCTTCGGTGGCAAGCTAATCGTTGGCTCTAGCGGGCTTGGCGTGCAGCAGATTATGAGCAATAGCGCCACGCTTAACTTCGACCTGACGGCCGTAGTCGTACAGGACTTGACCATTACCGTAACTGGAGCGGCCGATGGGGACCCTGTATTCCTTGGGGTCCCGAACGCATCTGTGTCTGCTACGGTCCAATACACAGCCTGGGTGTCTGCGGCCAATACCGTAACCGTCCGCGCCAGAACTGCCGCCGTTGGAGAGAACCCGGCAAGCGGCACCTTCCGCGCGACGGTGTTCCACTTCTAGGAGGTGTGACATAAATACCGCAGAAATGGTAACTGCAGTAAGGGACGGCTTCGGGGAGGACTCGACTACCGCTACGGCCGCATCGGAGGCCCAGATCCTACGGTTCCTGAACAAGCGGCAGCGGGAACTATGCGCCGACTCTAACGTGCTGGTATCGGGATGGACGACATCGACGATTGCGTCCCAGGAGTGGTACTCGGTGCCGCCAGAATACACGTCGGTGGAGGCCATTCGCATCTACCGGACCACGGGGGACGGGGCGAAGTGGTGGCTCTCGAAGGTAACGCTAGTGGAGACGGACCCTGGGCTCGCTACGGGGACTCCTACCAGGTTCGGAGTCTGGGGCCTGAACGTATCGACGGACAACTCCCCTGCGTTCAAGTTGAACCCGATTCCGGTAGCGTCTGGGACGAACGACTTGGTGTGCTACGGGCGGCAGTTGCCGAAAACGATGGTGTCGGGGGCGCAGGGGCCGGAGGTTCGAGCCCGCTGGCAGGACGCCGTGGTGGACGGGGCGATTGCCGACTGCTTTATGAGAGTGGCCGAGGGGAGCCGGGAGGCGTTGGCGATGGCGGACCGCTATTCGGCTCGCTGGGAGGCGCACAAGAGGGCGGCCATCGACTACATCACGCTGGACATTTACTCGCCGCAGAATCCGAGAGACACGATGGGGTACACGACCCAGGCCTGGAGATAGATTGGCTGAAATACCCTGCATGCCGCTCCGTAAGCTCACCACGGGCCCCATCTTTGGGCAGCCCCAGGGCACGCTCACGGCGCTCCAGAACATGGTGCTATCGAAGGACGGGTACGCCGAGGCTCGGGGCGGATTCGAGAAGCCAAAGCTGGTGGGCGGGACTCCGAGCGACGGGCTGACCTCGGGCGGGTACGATGATGCCATAGAACTCTCGACGAGCTACGGCTGGGTGAGGACGTTCGACTCCGCCGCTGCGGCGGGCTCTAGGTACTCGGCCAATCGGCAGCTTCATCCTGGGGGATGGAGGCCGTTCCCGACAACGGTAGTGACCGACGCCATCTACTTCGGCTCGGACCTCCCGTTCCCGCGCATCGCCATGTTCCTGTCTCGCGCTCTGGCGTCGGCCACCTTCACCGTGGCCTACGAGTACTCTACAGGGCCGGGTACGTGGAGCGCCTTTGCCGCGACTCCCGAGACAATCAACTTCGCAGCCGCCTACGTCCTCCAGTACGGCTCCTGGCGCATGCCCACCGACTGGGTAGCGGCTTCTGTCGGGGACGGCGGCGGGTCGGTGAACGGGAACGTGTACAAGTACTGGATGAGAATCCGAATCACCGCCATCACCGTGTTGACCGTCATGCCGCTGGTTCAGACGGCCTACGGCTTCTGGAACGGGATGCGGGAGATTTACTTCACCGCCGCCAACCCGCTCGTCGGCTCCGTTCTAGGGAGCTTTGAGCGGCACGGCATGGACGCTACGACTACCGAGTGGTTCCCGATTGCCTCGACTTCGGCCATGTACAACATACCGAACCGGATGGCGGCGTACCGGGGCCGAGTCGTGGCCCTGAACTCGAAGGAAACGAAGCGGTGGGACGGGAACGTGTGGGCGGACCTGGGCGTCAATTCTACGGCCATCACAGGGACGGCTACTCCTGCGGCTTTGGCGGCCGGTATGGGCGCTGGAATCTGGCGCTACTACTTCGCCTGGGGTAACGGGCCGTGTCAGAACACGAGCACCTATGCGGACCGCCAGGATGCGGAACCACTCTACGGCTGGGGCCGCGCCTCGTTCATCGCCACGGCCACTACGACCGCTGGGGCGAACGAGCAAGTGGACTTGGTGCTCATCACAACGCCCCCTGTTGGAGTCTCGGCGATCGCCATCTACCGGACCGACGACTTGACGAACGTGCCAGCTGGGAAGCGGGCCAATATGCCCGCTTACCTCATCAACTCGTTCCGCATCTTGGAACACAACACGTCGCCCCTGGGCTTCGAGCAGGCGTGGGGAGGCCTCGGCAACATCTACAGCGACATCCAGGTAGACCAGGCGTTCCCGAGGCAGGAAGCGGCTCAGTACGACATCTCGCCACCGGCCCGCTGCAAGTACCCCATCGTCCATCAGAACTGGCTCCTCTTGGGGGATGACGACACCTGGTACATCTCCGACCCGTTCAAGATTGACCGGTTCTCGACCAAGTTCACGACCGGCTTCGTGAGGCTGAACGGTGCCGACGGCGGCCGGAACATGGGCGGGATCTCATTCGGGGACCAGGCGGTGCTCTACACGGACAACCAGACGTGGGGGCTCACGAACCTGGACATGGACATCTACCAGTTGTTCCCGATTGCGTTAGAGGTGGGGAACGTGGCACCCGACGCCGCCGCGACGGGAGAGGGGCGGCTCATCTGGCCTGGGCACGACGGCTTCTACCAGTGGCTCGGGGGCCGAGAAGCGCCCAAGAAGATATCTGGGGAGATGGACGACACGTTCCAGAACTTGAACTACGAGCAGCACGGCGGCTCCAGGGCAACGATTGTGAACCGGCAGTACATCGTGAGGCTTGCTCCGCCTGGTGGCGCTACAGCGGGCCAGGCCTATGTCTACGACTTTGAGTCGGAGACGTGGAGCACTCTCTTCCCGCACGGGTTCGCCTCCGACATCTTCCCGCTGGCGACCGTTCACGCGCCGCTCGGGAACAACGATGCCGGGGTGCTTCACTCCCTCTGGGGGAAGATCAGCTACTCGACTGGAGCGGGGGAG